GGGATATAGAGTATAACAGAGCGATGCTATCAGGTATTAGTACTGCAAACAGGCAAATTAGTACTGCTATCCCAGGAATGACTAATTATAAACAAAGAGTAAAATCTACACAAACTACCAATAATGGTATAAAATATGATATTGGCTGGATATATAAAGGATAGACATGGCTGAAAATAATCCAAGAAATAGGCAATCGCCGCTTTTTAAACGTTTGACCCGACTCTTTAGTGGTCCAATCGTGACGTACAGGACTGGGCAGGTCAAGAAAAACCGTGCTCCAAATTATGAAAAATACACCTTCACCACATCGACAGGTAGGGAATTTAAGAAAAAGGAATATTACAATCCTTTTGAGGGTATTTACAGCAAGGTACTCAATTCTCAACAGCGAGACTTTAGGTATAATGATTTTGAGCAGATGGAGTACACTCCAGAGATTGCATCAACTTTAGATGTTTATGCAGACGAGATAAGCACTTCATCAGATATTTCTCCCATCGTTCAAGTAGATTGCATGAACGAAGAAATAAAAATGATCATTAATACTCTGTTGTATAATGTTCTTAATGTAGAGTTCAATATGTTTGGTTGGGCTCGCAATCTATGCAAGTATGGCGATTATTATCTTTATCTTGATATAGATGATCAACTTGGTATTACAAATGTTATTCCACTGCCTGTTAAAGAGCTAGAGAGAATTGAAGGCACTGATCCAACCAATCCAAACTATGTTCAATACTTCTGGCCTGGTGCAGGTGCAGATGCTGTCACTTTCGAGAACTGGCAGGTTGCCCACTTTCGTGTTTTGGGTAATGATAAATACGTTCCTTATGGAACATCTGTTCTAGAGCCTGCACGCCGAATATGGAGACAACTTAGCTTGCTTGAGGATGCTATGATCGCATACCGTGTTGTCCGCTCACCAGAGCGACGTGTATTTTATATTGATATTGGCAACATGCCTCCTAATGAGGTAGAGCAATATATTGAGTCGGTGAAGACTCAGATGAAGAGGGCACAGATTGTTGACGAAGACACAGGGCGTGTAGACTTACGCTATAATGCTATGAGCATTGATGAAGATTATTATATCCCAAGTCGTGGTGGTCAATCATCAAGAATCGAAACGCTACCAGGTGGTCAGTTCACTAGTGCTATTGAGGATGTCCAATATCTTAGGGACAAGTTATTCTCTGCACTCAAGATCCCTAAGGCTTACCTAGCACAATCAGATAGCATGGAAGATAAGACCACGCTAGCACAGAAAGATATTCGATTTGCTAGAACCATACAAAGGCTCCAGAGAGTTATTATTTCTGAGCTAGAAAAAATGATTGTTGTTCACTTGTACACTCTTGGGTACCGAGGCGACGATCTAACATCATTTAAATTGTTCCTCAATAACCCATCTAGAATTGCTGAGTTGCAAGAGCTAGAACATATGAGAACTAAGTTTGACATTGCGGGTAACGCTACAGACAGTTATTTCTCTAGACGATGGGTATATAAAAACATTTTTAAACTAGATGACCATGAAATTGGTAGAGTCCAAGAAGAACAGTTCCAAGATGCTAAGCAAAAGGCTATAGTTGAAAAAGCTGCTGAATTGGCTGTCGGCGAGTATGAGGCTGCCGTTGGCGGCACAGCAGGAGAAACTGGTGATCTCGGTGGAGGCGACGACCTTGGCGGCGGAGACCTCGGAGGTGACCTTGGTGGTGATGACGCCGACACTGGTGATGACGCAGCAGCAGAAGAAGAAGAACCAGAAACTGGGGACCTTCTTTCAGAGCCAGGCATGAGGGATGATGGTTATCTAACTCCAGGCTCTAAAGGCAAGGTTTACTACCCTGTCAAAAATGCTGGGAAGGACAGAAGATCTAATAGCGGTCCCCGCAAAAGATCGTACAAGTCAAAGGCACGAGGGAAGGAAACAAATACTAAAAGAACTAACTTCCCAGGGGCACAAGGTTTAACTACTTTGGGCATCGGAGTAACTGAGAGACTAAATAAAGATGAGGTGTTGTTGAGCGAGAGCAAGAAGACAACTCTTGAAATAGATCGTTTAATAAAGCAGATGGAGATCAAAGATGGCGACAAAAATCAATAAGAAAAGAAATACAGGGTTTGTGTTTGAGGCTTTGATCCGTGAAGCAACAAAAGCTATCTTAGCTAAGGACGAGCCTAAAAGAAACAAAGTTGTTAATACGATAAAAGAATCATTTGCTCCTGGTACTGAGCTAAGAAAAGAATTAGATTGCTTCAAGGCACTTTCCAGCAAAGAGGCTCTCGATAAGCCAACTGCTGAAAAGCTGGTATTTGAAGTTAAGAGGGATCGCACAAACATCGACACTACCAAACTTGTAAAAGAAAAAAATGCCTTGGTAGCTACAATAAACAAACATATTTCTAAAGACGTCTTTAATAACTTTGTACCCAACTATAAAGACTTATCTACGATAGCAAGAGTGTTCAGTATCAAAACACCAACTAAAGAGCGTGTTCTTATGGAGTCTGCCCTGGTAGACAGCCTCACGAAAGATCTTGTGGTCGAATCAAGAGATGGTTTTAAGCATATTGATTCACTAGTTGTAAAATCTTTTGTTAAGAATTTCAATGACCAGTATGATGATTTATTAAAAGAACAAAGAAGCCTATTGCAACTTTATGTTACTTCTATCAATGATGGGCAGACATCCTTCAAATATTTTATTAATGAAGAACTTCACCGCATAAAGGAAGTTGTAGAAAAGTCTTTGTCTATGGAAGAGGTTACGCAGGATGAGCAAATGGTCGCTGGCACAAGAAAAGTTCTTTCTCTTATAGAGGGGATGCGTAACCTAGAAATAAATGGCGAATACCTTATGAAGCTTATGAAGCTACAAAAACTAGCGAGTGAATGTGAAAATGACGATTAAAGTTAAGGTAAGTAATGCTCCAGCAGGAGAAGAGGATATAAAGGAAGAACCAGAAATAAAGGTATCCTATAATCCTACAGCACCCGCCGAGCCAGACGCTGTGGTGTCCTTGAAGATGTCAAAGAGTGTTGATGGCAGCCTTGTCATAAAAGATCATGACTACTTTGATATTTTCCTAACACCAGAAAAAAACAAGATTGTTACCATCCCTAAAATGGGAATGGGTGAAGGTGTATACCAACACCAGAAAAGCTATCTTGATGCACTTATGCGACGAGGAGCTTTGGTAGCAAATTCGATAGAAGGCGGCATGGTGTATGGAACCCTCCAGTCTAGGCTCGGTGAAAGTGAAAAAGTTAGCCCTGTACAGGTGGTCCTTTTTGAGACAGAGCGATATATGAAGGAATACCGTGTAGAAAATCAATTGGCAAAAGAATACGAAGAAGCTGTTGAGGACAGGTTTGTTAATCCAACCGATGAAGACAGTACTGAATCTGGGGAAATAGATCCTGAAGAGGAACGTCGCAAGCACGATATTCAGACACCGTACTACTCATATGCTGGCTACGGCTACATTTATTAGGGGGAGCGTTGCAGCTTTTATATTTTATTCTAGTCGCCTATGGGCTTACACAGATATTAGTTTATTCAACAATCTTCACAACCCTTCGACCTAAGCATCACTTTTTTCACTGTCCAATGTGCGTTGGCTTTTGGGTAGGAGCCTTCTTGGTTAGTATAAACGGATTCACAGAACTATTTACATTTGATGTAACAGCAGTAAACGCATTTCTTATGGGGTGCGTATCTTCTGGTACTTCGTATGCGTTATGTATGCTGATATCAGATGGAGGATTTCAATATGAACACCGAACGAAAAGGGACGTGGACGCAAAAATGGATGTTAAGACCAGTAACCAATTGTTGCAGGGGTAGTTGTACCGTGCGGGTAGCGCCCGCACTTTAAGGAGAAAACGATGACAAAGAAATACGTCTTACAAGAGTTTATGAATCTGGATTATAGCGATAGTCTTCTCACGGAAGAAGAGCGTGAGGGCAACAAGGATGGCACTCATCTTATCTTGGCAGGCAGAATTCAATCTGCTAATAAGCCAAATGGAAACATGAGGGTTTATTCGGAGAAACTCCTAAAAAGAGAGATGAAAAACTATGAAAAGTTGGTCCGTGAGCGCAGAGCAACTGGAGAATTGGACCACCCAGATCACTCAGTAGTGGAACTTAAGAATGTCAGCCACCTTGTTACTGATGTTTGGTGGGATGGTGACGATGTAATGGGTAAAATAAAGATCTTAGACACTCCCGCAGGTCAAATTGCCAAACAATTGGTCCAAGGTGGCGTTTGTTTGGGAATTTCAAGCCGTGGATTGTGTTCAACTCGCCAAGAAGGCAAATATACGATGGTAGAAGACGATTTTCAGCTTCTTTGCTTCGATTTAGTGTCTGAACCAAGCACAAGTGGCGCTTATATGGTGGCAGAAAGCAAAATTAAGACAAATTTAACCAAATCAGACCGAATTAACCGAGCATTGAACGATATTTTGGGGGATGAATGAAAAAATCGCAATTAAAAGAGCTTATTAAGGAATGTGTAAGAGAAGTAGTCTTTGAAGAGGGGGCTCTTACTAAAATTGTGGCAGAAGTAGCCCAAGGATTCACTCAAGCAGCCCCAATTGTAGAACAGGCGCCTGCTAGACAAGTAGATCCTAAAATTAGGGAACGAATCATGCGAGAAGTGGGACCTAAGCCTGCACGGCAGCCTACAAAGGCTGAAGTCAGTCTTAAGGAGATGCCATTCTTTACAAATACAGAGCCACTAACCGAAAACAACAACCCAGCGGGCGAAGCAGGTTTGGATATCAGCAATATCCCAGGCATGTCCCAATGGGGTAACGTATTATCTAAAATAGAGAAAGGTAGATAAATGAGACATCGACAAAGACGCCCACGCAAAATAAGTGGAAGAATAGAAATTTCTATAACAGACCATGGAGTTAAGAGCATTGATTCCATGGTTCGTAAGTTTAATAAGAAAGTTCGCAAAGAGGGGATCATTGAAGAGGTTAGAGAGCGTAAGCGTTTTACACCTAATAGTGTTAAGACTGCCGAGCGCAAACGAGCCAAGAGAAGGATCGTACAGAAAATAAATCGGAAAAGAGAAGAGCTTTTTAACCCTAAAGGGAATACTTATGAAGTAAGGCGCAGGAGGAAGAAGTAATGGCTGACCAAAGAAGACCAGGCATAGGTAATGTAGGTTCATACCAAGTAGCAGGGCTACCTCACTTGACTGGGGCTCTGATGGAGCAAGGTGATCAACTACAGGTTAACTTCCCCTCAGTTACTAAAAACATTCAGATATTTGTAACTGGCTCCTCAGCAATCCGAGTAGCATTTGATGCTTTTACCGATGGTTCTGTAAATAGCTTCGGCAACTTCCTCACCCTAGATCCGCTCGGCAACGCTGCAAGCGGTTCAGTTAGCTTAGATGTGAAGTGCAAAGAGATTCACTTTGCTTGCCCAAGTGCTCAATCAGGATTTCAGATGGTGTCATCACTTACAGGTATTGAACCTGCGATGATGTTTACCCTCTCGGGATCAGGCATTAACCTACCATAAACATATAAAAATAGCGTTTACTGATTTAGCAACTATTTATTATTGATGCGCTTTCGCCGTGTCAAAATGTTTAATGGAGTAAAAACATGTCAAACCATATGTTAGAACAAGCTATTGTTGATGCAGAACAGCTAAGAGAAGCTGCCCTTAAGAGTGCTCAACAAGAAATAGTAGAGAAGTATTCAGAAGAAGTTAGGACCGCTGTGCAGCAGATCTTAGAAGAGCCCGAAGACATGGGTTTGGATATGGGTATGGAGCCAGAGGCTGAAGAAGAGTTTGCAGACGTAGAAATGTCACATATGGCAGATGATGATGCAATGATCGAAATACCGCTAGATCAACTAATCGCCCAAGCAGAGATGGAACCATCCGATGCAGATGATATGGTTGACAGAGAAGATCTGGATGTTGGTATACCAGAGTTGGCAGACGAAGAAGAAGTTTCTACCGAGCCTGCTCCTGCCAACAGAAAAGATGATGAAGCAGAGGAACTAGACGAAGAGGTTGAGTTGAATGAAGAAGAGCTTCTTTCCACCCTCATGAATATAGTGAAGCAGGAATCTCTCGAAGTATCCGCCCCAGACTTCGCCATGGAAGAGATTACAAAAGATGAGCAAGAATCTGATGAGGAAGAAGCCGCAGAAATCAAAACGGCTGATAACTCCAGAGACGGGCAAGAAGAAGTTAAGGAAGAACTAGCTAAAAAGGATGCAGAGATTCTAGACCTTAACGAATCAATTAACAAATTAAAGAATATATTAGCAGAGGCTAAAGAAGGGTTACAAAAACTTAATCTTTCAAATGCACGACTGCTTTATACAAACAAGGTGCTTGGTGATACCTCCCTGAATGAGCGGCAAAAGAACAAAATTGCTGAAATGATCTCTGAGTCACGCACGGTTGATGAAGCGAAGACGGTCTATGAGACCCTTCAAAAGACAATGGAGACGGGTCGTAAGGCTCCAAGCTCACAGTCATTGTCTGAGGCAGTTACAAGACGGTCATCTACAATAATCAGTTCTCGTAGAGAAGAAGTTTCGTCACCAAAACAAAATCCAGCGTTAAATCGTTGGGCGGTTTTAGCAGGTCTCAACAGAGACTAATTAACTTATTTAGGAGATAATAAAATGAGCGTAATAGAAAAGCTTACAGAAGGCATTCGAGCACGTTCCTTAGCATCAGAAGGCGAAGCTCTTCTCACCAAGTGGGAAAAGACTGGTCTTCTAGAAGGTCTAGCAGACGACACTGCCCGTAACGGCATGGCACGTTTGTTGGAGAACCAAGCTGCACAGCTACTTAAAGAAGCAAGCAGCATGGGCAACCAAGATGTTGAGGGATTTGCCGCAGTTGCATTCCCAATTGTACGTCGTGTATTCGGTGGTTTGGTAGCAAATGAATTGGTTTCTATTCAGCCTATGTCACTTCCAAGTGGACTTCTTTTCTAC